TTAAGTAAATGTTCTCCTCAAAACAATAGTGTCGTGGATCGTCTTTCGTCAGGACAAAATATCAATGTTATGTTTGAAGAACCCTTGTTTTGGAAATTAGTACCGTGTAAATAATGACCCCCCGCCCAAATTACATATTGAAAAAAGCATCTACAATGTGATTGTTCATTGACAGATTCTTTTTTTCTTTGGAGGGATAACAAAGACTCCATAAAAAAGAGGACTTGTTTTCCGCATTGGTGATTTCAATGTTAAACAAATTGTCCAAATATCCGTATGCATTGCAATAACAAATAATATCGTTTTTAATCGATTCCTTTGTTTGAAACAGTTGCATAAGGCGTTGTTGCATCTTGTTCTTCTCCTCGGAAGACAATCCTTTTGCATCGCGTTGGAAAACAAATTGGATATATCGAATTTCATTTTTAATGTTCTGAAAACGTAAAAAAGTAAGTTTCTTGTTATTTTCCAACCGTTTAATGAACGAAAAAATATTCAAATGAGCAATAATAGGAAAAATTTTCTGCACATCATTCGGAATAAACGAATGATTCCATTCCTTTATTTCGCATATTTTCTCCTCGGTTTCTTGGATTTTCTTCAATATGATTTCTTCTTTATCGTTTTCATCTTTCATAAACGCGATCTTACTGGATACAAACTCCAAGCTCGTTTCTATTTTGTCATATTGAAATGCCGTCAAATAGTATCCATGACTTTTCCGCTCGAGTTTGAAATAATTCGCAATCGAAATGCAGAGAGCAACCAACGCATTCAGTCCGGCAATAAAGCCATGGCTCCAATAAAAATCCTCCAAAAACGAAGAAAACACGGCAATAAACCCACTAATCAATATGGCCGGCAAAATGAGCATATTCAAATTCCGCTGAGTATATTGTTTGGAGTGATTAAACAAATGTTTTTGCCCCTTAATATACGTAATTAGCGCATCGAGTTCGTTAGAAATCAACGAATCCGTCTGATAATAATGTTTTTCGATTTCTTGTTCAATTTCTTCATAACTCAATTGTCGGAATTTGTTGCATCTGTTCTTGGATTCCGTGGCATCATCATCGTCACTTTGATACGGACTCATGGTCATAGGACTGTTTCCGTCGTGATAACAAAATAGGTCTTGTTGTGAAGGTATTTGATCAATATTCATGATTGTTTGAGGGGCTTGTTCCATTTCTTGCTCCAAATCATCCACAATTTTATTTCCTTCGTCATCTTTTTCATAAACAGAAATGATCGTGTCTTCTTTATCCATATATACTAAAAAAGAAACTATTATTTGTATTCCTTTTTACAAAATTGATTTTCTTGGACTTTACCGTTAATATTACTATAAAGAATCATGCAAGAAGAAGAGCCCGTCCAAAAGTCCCCGTTAAATATACGCCAAAAGCGGCGTTTGTTTTATAAATTATGCGGTGAATTTCGCGAATACAAAAACGCGAAAAAAAGTTTCATTGCAACCACCCGATTTAACAATGCAACATGGGCCGAAAACGAAGAATATCGGAAAAAACACAATCTACAATGCGTATATGGGTCTCCACAGGCCATTCATTCACAAGTAACCGAGAAAATGTTCGTATTTGTCTTGGAAATGAACAATGATGAAAACAAAATCATGGGCATAGGTATCATAAAAAACAAGCCCAAACCCGGAAAACACCGTGTTTACGCAAACGAAGAATACAATCGTTATAGTTACGAAAGTAAATTTCGCATTGACCGGAGTGAAATGGACGAAGAAGAGGAGAAAATCATGACTATTTTCGATGCATTATGTTTTAAGGGGTCCACGACGCACTTGAAAAAGCTAAGAGGGATTAAGCTATTTCCTTTAGAGCGATTATTTCGTTGTCGAAATATCATCGATTTAGATGGCTTTGTTCAGAAAATGGTATTAAAGCGTTTCGGAGAAAATAACTAGACGGAAAATATAATAAAATGAATCTATATAGTGTTTTATAATAATGGGTGATGATAAAGAATATAACGTTTCACAATACAGTGAAAATGAATTGTATAATATATTGGATGTAAATAACCCGACTGATCGTGAATTGGAAGCCAAAATTCTACAATTCATCAACAAATATGAAGAAAGTGATCACCCACAAGCAAAAACTATGAAAACGTTTTTCGAAGACATATATGATCACTTTTTTTCAGAAGAAGAAGAAGAAGAAGAAGAAAAAGAAGGAATGACCAACATGGATAACACACAACTAACCAAATCCAATAATATAACCGTGATCGACAAATATATGCCCAGTGAATTAAATCCCTTTATCAAAGAAACCATAAAACGTATGGTCTTTATAGACAGTCAATATCGAGATTATGACAATTTTTTTGCTTCGAGTGACTTTAAATTCGATCTTACCGAAACAATACACAGAGCCGTTTCTATGAAATTGCATTCCTTTTCCATACCCTATTGTTGGTATAATATTAGCAACATGTATAACACCAATTATTTTCTGTTTGAAGGAAATATGGAAGAAATTAAAGATGTACGCATACCTGTGCAAATCAAGGCGGGAATATATGATGAAAGTAAATTAATGAACGTATTGAACGAAGCACTAGCAAACATTAATGTAGATGGATTTTCAATAGGGTCAAGTCGGATTATTTACAGCACAGTAGAACTAAAAATAAAGTTTATACTGAATTTTACGTATACACGCGACGGCACTACGTATAATGCAAAGGGCTTTAAAGTAGTATTTTATAGCTCGACCAATGGAGAAAACTCCACATTTAATTTCGATCATGCACAGCGGAACACGACTCTTGGATGGATCATGGGATTTCATAATTTCACGGAATATGGATTGGATCCACAAGGAGAACAAATGGCTGGACTGGAAACGTTAAACAATTACATATATACGGACACCAGTGAAACAGTGGAAATAACTGGAAATAGTGTCTTGGATTTAAATACCACAAAGATTCTTTATTTGGCGTTGAATGAATATGCATCCAATCGAATGAACGATGGTTTGGTGACTATTGGACAACCATCAAAAGTAGTGAAACGTCCTATGAGTCAATCCATTACTACAAAAAACGTAGATAATACAACAAATCCGTCTGTTAGTCGCAATGATGTAGCACAAGGACAGTATCATACAGAAAATGCACTCCAAGCGTCAAATGCAATATTAAATGAAAATACGCAACATATTCAAGGAAAGACTATTTATTCTCCACCACCACAAATCGGGGATATTTTTGCCGCCATACCAATTAAATTATCGGGATTGAGACCAGGGGCATTGTTTTCTGAGTTTGGAGGGTCTCTTGGAGAAAATAAACGAAATTTTTTTGGGGCGGTTCATTTAAAGAAATTCCATGTGCAATTGTATAATGAAAAGGGACAAATAATAGAACTGAATGGAGGAAACTGGAATTTTTCATTGACCATTGAATCGTTATATAATTATAATAATAAATAAAGCTAGTTTAGAAGATAGTGTTTTATGAGAAACACTATTTTCTTTGTATTATTTATATGTCGTTAGCCACTTTTAAGAAAAAAACACAGGCAAAGTACCATAATAATAGTGTGAATGAGGTACAATTCTCTACTGTTGGTGCTTATCGTAATCAAGGTCGAGTAGGTCAAAGCAACCAATCACGTTTTTTGACCGGTCCAAATTCAAATGGAACTACATTATGCAGTAAAAACGACAATACTGTAGTAAAAAAGGCTTCTATGAATACAAATGGTATGTTGTTGAGTCGTTATCGTTGGTTACGAAGACCATATGACGCGACTCAACCTTTCGATTCGATTAGTGTAAAACCGGGTGCTGGAAACATTTTGTATGGTTCGCAAGATGCTTATATTGAACGCAAACGTAAAGAAGCGATGTGTTGTGATAACGGTTCTGCATCTACGTCTACGTCTACGTCTGCATTAACTACGATTGTTTCCAGAATAATAGATACACCTTTACTGGATGTATTTAAAAGTGCGTTAGGTCAGGAGTCATTATCAAACGATAACGTAAATACTTCTTTAAATGCTGCAGGATATGGAATTGCTACTGGTACTGGTGCTGATTATAATCAGATGGGAGGAAATTATTTAAGTGATCCAACAATAGCATTAATTAAGGATTTGAGAGCTATACTTAGTGGAGGGACTCCGATAAGCAACAATACAGAAAAAGTAAGAAGCCATAATAGTATTACATTGTCCGGAGCTACGGATATTAATAGTAACACACATACAATTACTTCTACAAATGTCGAGTTGATGAAACACGCCACTACATTTAATAATACTAAGAACATTGTACTGTCCACCGGAACAACATTTTTGGCTACTATTATAGGTATCAAACAGGCAGCTCAAGCTGCTCAAATGACTGCTATTGATGTCGTAGCTCATGGGATTGCTGTTAATGATACTCCTAACTTTGCTACAGTAAGAGCTACAGCAATCGCGACTGGTGTTGTCAGTGGAACTAGTGTTGGGGAACAAAGTGTAACAGCTGTTGATATTCTGGCAAGGGCTGTTTTAAGAAACAACCCACCAGTAAAATCAACTCAGGATACGTACGCGCTACCTAACTTATATGGGATAGCTGATGCAAACATAGCAGCTATAGAACAAGTTGGTGTATTATCTTGGATAGTTTCACAGACTAAGGATGCAGACGGTATTCCGACACAATTAACAGATGCACAATTAAGAGTTCTTACACTAGTGATATATAGTATTGATAGGACTCTTGGGATTGTAAGCTTTAATACTGACAATAGTGCTACATCGATTGTTGATGGTTATTATAGAGCATTGAGAGGTGAATCTCCACAATTATTAATTGATTCACAATTAGGAAGCTCATATTTTCCGAGTGCTAATGTTGATCGAGGTAATTGGTCAGGCAGACAAAAGTCTGCAATGACTAAGTTTTACGAGTTACAAGCAAAAATTCAACTAATACGTTCATACCAAAGGTTTATCAACTTTCCAGCTACGATTAATTTTACTGGTGGGGCTAGTGGATATATAAATCTCATAAATGATTTTAGAAATGGTTTGTCAAACAACGCAGATTACCTTACAACATTAATAACATTGTTTTTTACTATTTATAATGCAAGAACATCGATTACGGTGAATGGTACACCACTATCTACACCAATGAGTTATGCTGAATTGTATTTGTTAAGTGAATATTTGGCTCCACTAATGAGTCAATATACATCTCTTACATATGAAATTGGCAAAACTAAAGATATACAAGCACCAGAAGGAGGGGTAACAGAAGCGACCCTAAATGATGTAGTTTCTACATTTATACGAATATTAGACTTATATCATAATCCAACATATAGTCCTGACCGAGACACAAACGATTCCAATTTTATTTTTGGTTTTTCAGTTGCTGGGGAATATACATATAGTAATTCTTTTATGAGAGAATATCTACCAACAGAAATTAATGAATATATAGTAATGAATTATTCAATTACAATAAGTGAATTTGTATATGAAACAATAATTCTTAATCAATCATACCCCAATGAAAATATCCTAGATAACTTTCGAGGTTCTTTGACCAGATTTTCAAGTAACTGGAAAAATCTTTATACTGCAACACAAAATATTGTAGATGATGTAAATAAAATGAGTGAAAAACCAGAATCGATCATTTCTCTTGGTGATATTGTTTCTATAGGAGATCAATATTTTATTATTACAGGAATAAATGAGGATCTTACTGCTAAAAATTTGACAACAAAAACAGATGCTTTACAAACCATTCCGCTAGGAACAAATGTAAATCTGATTACATTGAGCGATGATGATGGAAATAGAACGACACAAACAAGTGTTACCACAACAACCACAAAATCAAAAGATTGTTGTCTTCTGGATATTGATAAAGCATTTTTAGACCAAAATAATCAACAAAAACGTTGCGGTTCGACAAATACGTGCGGTTAATTAAAATATTTCAATGAAATTTATTGAAATATTTGACTTAAGG